AGTTATATTATGAAAAATAAAGAAACTAGAATATATAATGGTAACTACGAGGTTCGATTGGATGAAAGTTCAAAAGAAACTAAAGTAAGTGGTTACGCTGCCTTGTTCGATACAGATAGTAGAGATTTAGGCTTTAGAGAAACAATTTCTAAACGTGCTTTTGATGGTCGCTTAGAAGATAATGTAATCTTAACTTTCAATCACGATCCTAACTTAATCTTAGATAGAAATATCGGAGGTACTTTACAATTATCGGTTGATGAAAGAGGATTACGATACGATGCTACTTTACCTAATACAACAACTGGTAATGATGTAGCAGAATTAATGAAAAGAGGTTTACTTTATGAATCTTCATTTGCATTTACTGTGACTGATGATGATTGGAGTAAAGATGGAGATACAACTCGTAGACAAATCAATAAGATTGGTCGGTTGGTCGATGTCAGTATAGTCGGTGTTGGTGCTTACGCTAATACTGATGTTGCACTTCGTTCTAAAGAAGCTTTTGAAACAGAAGCGACTATAGAAGAAACCCCTCAAGTGGAAGAAGTGGAGCAAAAGGTTGAGGAATCATTTGATGATTCAAAGTTAAATTTATTAAGTAACGAATTAAAATTAAAAAAACGAATATGAAAAATTCGATTGAAATTCGTCAAGAGAGAGCAGAGCTTATCGGAAAAGCTGATACTTTGTTAAACTTGGCTAAAGGTGAGTCTCGTGACTTTAGTGCTGACGAGCAAACTTCATACGATGGTATGATGACTAACATTGACAAACTAGCTAAAGATATTGAGGTAGTTGAACGTCAAGAAAAATTGAACGCTGAAGCAGCTTCTATTCCTGTTTCTCACGCAACTCAGAATGTTTCTGATTCTAAAGAATTACGAGCATTTTCTTTTGTAGATGCATTTAACGCTGCTAAAAGTGGTCGTGTTGAAGGTCTTGTTCGTGAAATGGATCAAGAGGCTCGTAACGAGAATCCTTCTCAAAACTTCAAAGGTGTGGCTATACCTCACTCTGCTTTGGAATCTCGTGCAAACACAGCTTTAACTGATAATTCTCAACCAGTAGAGGTTAAGTCTTTCGTAGATGATATGTTTGCTGCTTCTGTATTAGTTGGAAATGGTGCTACAATGTACACAGGTGTTTCTGCTTCTCAAAAAATTCCAATCGTAGCAGGAATTACTGCAGGTTTTATTCCTGAAAATGGTTCTTCTGCACAAACACCAGCAGGTACTATCGGTGGTGGTCAGTTGAACCCTCACACTATTGTTGCTGCAACTAATGTTTCTAACGCTGCTTTAGCTCAAAACGCTTCTATCGAGGCTGCTTTCAGAAGAAACTTTGCAAGTGCAATTATGGCTCAATTTGAGAAGAACTTATTGAATGTAGCTGATGTTACAGGTCCTGAGTCTATCTTTGCAGATGGAACTGCTGCTACAGCAACTTGGACAAGTTCTTTAGCTTTAGCTCGAGTTCAAGAAATGTACAACGATATGATTACTCAAGGTAATGATGTAAACAAATCTTCAGTTAAATTATTATTGAATGGTGATGCTTATGCTGACTTAGCTGCTCAAATCGCTGCTAAAGATGGTTCTGCTTTCAATGCTGCTTCTATGAACTTAGTTGATAGAACTGTTCTTAACATTCCTTACGCTATATCTGCAAATGTAGGTAATGGTTCGGGAGACACTAAAGCAAGAGCTTTAATGTTAGATATGGAGAAAGTTCACTTAGCTATGTTCGGTGGACTAGACGTGTTAGTAGACCCTTACTCTCAGTCTTTAAGTGGTGGTACTTCACTTGTACTTTCTACTTTACTTGATGGATTGATTGCTCAGTCTGCAGGAAAAGAAGCTGCTGTTAAGTGTGTTGCTGCTGCATAGTAGATTAAATTAATTAGAAAGGCGAAAGGGTTAATCCCCTTTCCCTTTTCTTTATCAAACCAAATATGTCGTACTTAGATAATATATTTAACAAAGGTAACTACGAGTATCTAAACCCAAGTCAAAACAGATATGGGAATTTAGAGCTATCGGAAGCTGCGACAATTCAAGTTGTTTCAACTGCTGAGTTAAAGTCTCAACTTAGAATTGACACTTCTGATGAGGACACTTTGTTAGCTACATATATAAGTGCTGCGACTCAAATGGCTGAACACTATTGTAACAGACATTTTATTACAGCTAAGTACAAACTTTGGTTTAATGAATTACCTAGCACATTTAGTTTATACTATCCTGATTGTAAATTCAATTTTTCAGCAGGAAATGATAACGCTAAAGATGGCTTACACTATTTAGCTGCTGTAGGTACTACTTACACTTTGTTTGCCAACACTAATTGGTATTCAAATCAAAATACTAACCCTTGTCAGGTAAAAATGACTAACACACCTTCTAATGCGATAAGTACATCAGATTTAGATGGAACAACTGACGGAGTATATTATTTCCAATTCCAAACTGGTATTGGCGATGCAGCTAGTGATATTCCTGATGCTATTAAACAAGCGATTAAATTAATTGCAAGTGATATGTATTATTTCAGAGAGGATCGCAAGAGAGCGTTTCCGATGGCTTCTGAGATATTACTACAACCTTATAAATGCTATTTATAGTATATGGCTTTTATTGCAAAAATAAAGGCAGGTGATTTTAACCAACGAATTAAGTTAAAGTCAGTATCTTCAACTCAAGATAGTTTTGGAGGCGTTTCAAGCAGTTATTCTGTTCAAGCGACAGTTTGGGCAAATAAAAATGTTAAGACCCTTAGAGACATCGAAGAGAAGTTTGAAGGAAAAGAATTACAATCTTATGGTCGGTTTGTTTATACCATAAGATACTCAAGTGAGACAAAAGGCATAAAAGCTAATTGGATTATTGAGGAAGTACAATCTAGCGATATATACGAGATATTAGGTTTCGTTATAGACCCTAGAAAAGAGTTCATTGAAGTTTTTGTAAAGCAAGATTTACCAACAGCTTCACCAATATAGTTATGGCTAAAGCACAAGGCAAGAAAAATCAATTTAAAATTGAAGTCCGTAATATACAAGATGTTCAACGTAGTTTGAAAGACCTTGGTAAGACGGCTAGAGAGTCTCGTACAGCTATAAACAAAGCGTTGAGACCTGCTGCTAATATGTTAGCTAGAGGTATTCAAAAGGCTTATAAAAAAGAGTTTAATAGTAACTCTGATTATAAAAGATTAAGTGGTAGAACACCAACTTGGAAAACAATTGGTATAATTACTGCTAGAAAGTCAAGAGAGCCAGGTTTATTCGTTGGTCCTATTGTTCGTAAAACAACACCTATAAGAATTAAAGGTAAGAATAGTAGAAACTTGGCTGCGATGCAAATTAAGGGTAATGAGATTCACGACCCTCGACCTGATGTATTTGATGCTACAGCTCGAAAGATGGAATCACAAATATTTACCCAAGCTGAGAACGACTTAGATAAGTTGGTAGATAAAATGATTAAACAAGCAGGATTTTAGATGTTTGCAGTAATAGGAAAAGAAATAGTAACAAGATTACAAGCAACAGCAGCTTTTACAGCAGCTAATGGTAATAACAAGGTTTTTCCAGTTATTATACCACAAGGTGTATCTTACCCTTGCTCTACGTTTGAAATAACTAACGTATCGAACTTTTTATCTAAAGGTGCTTCTCTTAACTCGTGTGATGTATCAATTCGCATCGCTTGTTTCGCAGACACCTATGGTGCAACATATAACCAAGCCAAGGCAGCCGTAGAAGCCTTAGACTTGTTCGAGGTGACTTATACTGAAGATAGTGTAAGCTACACAGCGAAATTCAGATTTCTTGATTTAGACGATGACTATTTCAAGACTCCTGAGAAATTCTACAAAAACGTAAATTTTAACTGTCTAATAATTAAAAATTAAATAAAAATGGCAATTCAAAACGCAACAAACGTAGCAATTAGAGTAGATGGTAAAGTAAATGGAGACACTATTGGTTTCGCTACTTCAGCTTCTTTAAGTGTAAGTATGGATCTTCGAGATTCTACAACAAAATCAAGCCTAGGTTGGCAAGAAAACTTAGGTGGTCTTAAATCTTGGGAAATTAGTGGAGACGCTTTTGTTGATTTAGGTTCTGACCCAACTACTAACGACCCTTGGTTATCTGACTCTACAACAAACAAAACTGTTAAAGCTGTTCAAACAATATACGACTTATGGGTTGCAGGAGCAGCTATAGAAGTAGCTTTCGGTAACTCAGGAAAACATTGGTATGGTAGTGGGCTTATAACATCTTTATCTATTGATGCAGGTGTAGAAGAAAACGCAACTTACTCTATCACTATTCAAGGTACAGGAGCATTGTCTGAAAATTAGTATTAACTTTTAAATCCATTAATTATGGCAATCAAAAACGCATCGGATTTATTGGTTTACACTAAGACAAGCGCACCAGTTAAGCAAGTAACTAGAATATATGTAAAGACTACTAATCC